AATCATATATTCTAACCGTTGAATTACGACACCTTGGCGAGAAGACTAGGACTCGAACCTAGAATATCGGTTTTGGAGACCGAAGTTTTACCAATTAAGACTATCTCCCCATAAACGGTGGGAGAAGATTTTTTCTCCCGGATTTTTTTAGCTCGAGCTTCTTGCTCTTTTTTCTTGCTTTCTGTTCTCAATTTTTCACCTTCAAGATTTTTACGCCGATTGTTATCAGCACAATTATTCCTACTACGAATAGCGCTTCAATCATATCGTCGCCTCTTTTTTTCTATTCTTCTTTGCTCGATTTCATCCGTGAGACTGTCACCTTTTTGTTTTTTTGTTCCCCCGTAAAAATTTCAGGAGTAAATTCTGGCGCGTTCATCTTCCATACACTCCGAAGGCTTGGTATTGGAAGTCGGTCAGTCTGTATTGCTGCGGTGTGTTTACGGCGCGGACGGCTCTGCGTTCTACTTCGTCTTTTTGTGTTTCGAACAATACAATTCTTTTCATTGTTTGTCTCCTATATTTAGATCCGTTTTTTCAGATGTTTATCATTCGTTTATCATTCGTGAATATGTGATACTCGTTTTCATAATATACTTAATTTATCTCTAATATCTTGGTCGTGACTATAGCACCATTCTTGCCAATCTTCCACATCTTGCTCGATAAAACACGCAAACTTGTATCTCAAGTCTCCTTTGAAGTAATAGGGATAGCTAAAATCTATTTTACCCCCCCGTAAACGGTTCGTCTTGCTTTATTTCTACCTTTACTTGATACTTATCTTCCAAGTATGTTTTTACCTCGTCAAAGTCCATATGATTACAATATTTTTTGAACGTCGTCTATGCTTCTAACTACGAAGTATTTACATCCTGCTTCTTTTACGCCTTTTTCAAATTTTTTCTGTTCGGTACTTTGTTTACCGGTCTTGGTTTTCACTTCCAAAAAGTATGAAAATCCGTTTACCAGCAAGATAATGTCAGCAACTCCTTTCATCGCGTATTTAGGCATAGACCTATAAGCATTTCGTTTCGCGTCAAAGATTGGCACGTTGTTATTACGCCAAAAAAAGAACTTTTTAGCTTGCAGATATTCGCAAATAGAGTTTTGGATATTGGTCTCGCTTTCCATTTTTATAATCTTATTTAAGAAGAACAGCCAGACCTCTGCTCTTCTGGAATAAAATTACAAAAGACACAAAACCAAAGGCTAGTGTCCGTTTGAAATATAGATTTTATTTAAGTATTCCATTTCTTTGATTATACTATTAAAAGTAGTATAACAAAAACTTTACAAGACGTCAATTATCTAGAACTTAGATAAACCTGCAAAACGAAACTGGCAGCACCGATAACAGCCACTGATACTTTCCAGTTTCCCTCCAGCGTTACAATTCTCGCCAACTGACTGTCTTGGTTTCGGTCGCTCTCTTTAATTCTTTCCTCGATTTTATTCCTTATGTCCCTAAGACTTCCGTCATAGTTTAACTTCATATCGTCCAAACTTTTCTGTATCGTTTGCATTAACGTGGTTTGAGCTTTAATCTGTTCTTCCAGCCTTACGATAGCTTCTCCGATTTTATTATCCTCCATTGTTTTAATTATTTTTTTAAAGCCTCACAAGCGATGTAGTCGCCGTCTTTATCAAGGTGATATATGTCCTCTTTGTTCTTTTCAAATTTATTTTGCGCGTCAGGTTGTCTCTTGAAGTCACTACAATTATAATCTTTTCTAGTATTAAAAGTGGATAAAAATAGTATCACGATAATGATTGATATTGCGTAAATTACTTTGTCGTATTTCATATTAAAGTATTTCATATTATAGATTATTATTAAATTCGTCGCTGTCATCATTGCCAACAGTGAAATCGACTGCATAAAAATATTCTTGGGTTATCATATCAGTCCCTTATCTGTTGCGTACGACAATCGATTCATAATCGACTGAGGATAGTCCTTGGTAACGAAGTCGGTCTTGGTACGATAGAATGAGTCTTTTAGTCCGAATGAGTCAGCACTATTGTAGCACTTGTTTATCGCACTATCTAAATTATCCGAAGCGGAAGTTGCTACTGCCGTGTCAATCTGATTTCCTACAGTCAAGATTTCATCATTCACTTTTTTACAGTCATACAGGAAGACATCATCGTCATCGCAGTTAATCAGGACATCAGCCTTGGGAGGTTCTCCGTTAGTGATATTGAGTATGCGGACACCGCAACCGTATTTCATCTTTAGAGGATTCTTGCCCTTGATGACCGCCTCGAAATAAGCAGACGCACCACCTGACATAGTTATCTCAGTAGGGAAGGAATCAAAACCACACCGATTGAAGCAAAACTCTAAGAAGTACGGCTTGTCTTTCGAGAATAGTAATGCACAATCAACCACGAAGAATCCTTTGTGTTTTTTTGCTACGGCATACACAAACTCTGGAAATGCTATCTTGTTCAGCTTACAGTCTTTTTCGGTCGCAATGATTAGGTTGGTACTACAACCGAGATTCGGTCCTTTGTCTCCCGAGCCTAGACATTTAGTTTCAAAATCTACATCGGTAAAGACCAACTCTCCGTCATAGAAGACCGCCTGAGGCGTCATCTCAATTCCGTCCATAATCTTCTCTTCGAGCAGGAATCCGTTTGCCTCGTAAGACTTGCTATCGCTCCTGAGCATATCTATAATCAGTTGTCTGCTAATCTCTGGATCTTCGTTCTTTGGGACAACAGTTTCGCCAGACTCTCCGTTGGACTTCAAAACATAGGATTTGTCTGGGTTAGACTCGATGTATTTGATTCCATCTTCTGACTTTTCGAAAGTCTGACAATCGGCAACATTAACATCTGGGTAGAACTCCTTAACCACTTCTTTCGCTTTCACTCTTTCTGATTCCAATAATCTATCTCTCTGTGTTGCGAACATACCGTTAGTGAATCCCATCTTGCTGGCCAGCTCCATAAAGCGGAACGCACAGTTGGTTTCGCTGAATATGAAATAGTCTTCTTTTTTATTCAATCCTTTCATCTTCTTGATGACTTCCTCTGCTGTATACTTCTTGATGATTCCGTCATAAAGAGATGTCCTTAGCTTCTTCTTGTCTGGCTTCTCTGGCTCTACTTTAGATTTAAGCTCCTTGTCCGTGTGGGCATATTTCATATCATCGACCATACCGACGATAACAGACCTCCCTTCCTTTATCAGCTTTTCTGCGACAGGAAGAATAGAACCGTCTACCGTGAAAAATACATAAGTTATTTTTGACATAGGTTAGTTATTATGATAGTATTGGATTATTCGGTTCAGCGATATTTTTATGTCCACTTTGAGGCTGAACACTCGAAGTGGGCTTTTTGAAATTTATGATAGATAGAATTTGTGAATTTTGTGGTAATACTTTCTCTGTTATTCCTTCTCGTATTAAGTATGGAAGAGGTAAACATTGTTCAAGAGAGTGTCAGTATAAAGATGCTATAGGAAAGATTACAAGTCCAGCTAGTTTATACAAGGAAGGTCATATCAGCTACACAAAAGGAATGAAACATACCTTAGAGAGTAGAATCAAGATGTCTAAAGCATTAAAGGGTAAGTATTGCGGAAGCCTACATTCAACTTGGAAAGGAGATAAAGTATCATATTTTGGTTTACATTCTTGGATTAAGAGGACTTACGGTAAAGCTAACAAGTGTGAAAATCCTAGTGGTTGTGTGTATCCAAGAAAAACACCTAATTGTAAAGAACTATTATCTCCTAAAAAGTTTGAGTGGGCTAACATATCTGGAGAATACCACAGAGATAGAAGCGATTGGATAATGTTATGTTGTTCTTGCCACCATTTATTTGATAATAACAATCATAAATTTTAAAGCATAAGTTTGACAATTATTTATTTTTGTGATAGATGTAGATGTATAATTAAATTATACAAAAATATGGATTTTGAAGACGAAATAACTGATATAATAGGTTTTATTCTTTGGCTTTATCTGGTATTTGCTGCTTATAATTACATATTTCCTGACAAATATACTCTTTTTGTATATAACGATGATATGGAAGTTACTAGAACGGAAGAAAATCTAGATAAAAAGGTATGTCTGGAGACAGGTAAACTTTCTTATAGTGGTTTATTCGAGTGCGGAAAGAAGTGTAGAGAAGAATTTGGTAGGACTATTTGCGAAGAAACTATAAATTAGTCTTACCTATAATCTGTCTCTTGGTAATCTGACCTAGTTCGCTAGAAATAATCATATTTATAAGTTCTCCAACTTCATCAGTTATTTGTTTATCTGACATTTTATCTATCTTATTATTGAGCTTATCTGCTTTTTTTAGAAAAGTAGAAAGCTCTTTTTCTAATTGTAGAGAATTCATAGTTTTATTTCCCACATTGCTATCAAGTAGTGCTGTAAAAAATCCCCTTGCTGCTCCACCTGCTACCGGAAGGGATCTTATTATCTTACCTCCTGCCCTCCCTAACTTCTCCATAAGACCTCTTTCCCTTATTTTATTTTGTAGTTTCTGCACTGACTTTTCCATCTTCTCTGATGTTGATTTCAGAGTATAAAGATTACTCATGTGTTTATCCAATTCTTTGGCAGTATCATCTGGAAGAACCGACCTATATACATCTTTTAATCCAGACCTTACATTTTCAGAAGCTATTTTATTTATAGAGGTTAGAGGTTCGCCTGTTACTTTTGAAAAAGCCTTTTCTCCTATTTCTGAACCATACTCTCTAGCCAAGTTATTTATCTCTTGAACTGTTACTCCCTCTTTCTCTATTCTCTTTTCAAATTCTTCTACCTTAGCAAAGCCTGATAAATTTTCTGTTTCGTCATAATACTTTTTTAGCTGTGATATTGATTGTTTAACAAAGTTTTGCTCCCTCTCGCCTATTTTTTTGCTCAAATCTTCGACAGGTATTTTGTCTTTGAAACTTGAAAGATATTCATCTTGTTTTTTGGCAATAGTCTCAATATCATTTTTCGCTAAATCTTTTAAACCTTTAAAATCTTTTACTCCTTTGGTGTCAATATTCTGTAATGCTTCTCTAGCTTTTGCAATTTGTTTTTTATCTCCCTGAGTTATATTCCCTACCAGATTATCAACCTTTTCCTCTAATGTAGACAACTTTTTTTCTTTAGCTGCTGGCATACCTGATATTTTAGCACCCACTCCACCCAAAACTCCACCTAATGCCGCTCCACCTATTGCACCTGATTTTGCGCCTCCTATTATGCTAGTTCCCTCTTGTGCCGCCCCTGTTGCTCCGTAAGCTCCACCTACTAAAGCTCCACCTGCCGCACCTTTTACCGCACCTTTAAGAAGAGAAGTTGGTTTGATAGCTTCTTTTATTACAGTTGGTGCCACTTTGGAAATTTTACCTGCTTTCATTCCTGCTGCTGCCTTGCCTACTGTTCCAGCAGTTAAAATATCAAGTCCTACTCCTGCCGCTTCGCCTAAAATTTGAGTCTTTGTCTTACCTATAGCTGGAAGTACTGCTTTATACGTTGAACCTGCATCTGCAAAACTTTGATTAGCCATATCAAGGTACTTTTTTTTCTTAGTATTATCAGTAGTTTTCCTTGCCATCTCCAACCATTTATTACCAGTATCCATATAGGTCTTGTTAGCACCTGTTATGTCTGCTGATATTCCTTTATCCAAAGCACCAGCCGCTTGTCCTAATGTTTCTCCAAATGCCTTTTCGGAAGAAATCAAAGCGCTTCCTATACTTGATAGAAGTCCTTTTTTTGCTGGAGTGGTAGTCGGAGCAGTTACCGTTGGCGTGGCAGCTGTTGGGGCAGCAGAAACAGGAGTAACATCTCCTGTTATCTGACTTTGATATTGCGGATATTTAGCTAATACTTTTTGTCCTAAAGTCCTATCGTCAATATTGTTATATTGCGGATATTTTTCTTTAGTCTTTTTACCAAGTTCTTCTAGTGTCATATTTTTTAATTAAAGGTCTAAGCCCATAGGATTAGCGTCAGAAGCACCTGCACCAGTAGACACTGTCTTGTCTACATAATTATCTCCGAGTTCTCCCGTGTGTACTGTTCCGTCCATATTCTTATAAGAATAAGTGCCATCTCCATTCTTTATGAATTGTCCTGGAGTAAGTTTAGAACTGTTTACCACTGACATAGAAGCATACTTAATCTTTTTAAGTTCTGCGTCGAATGATTTTTTGTCAGTGTTTGGGTTAAGAGAAGTGGACGCGGAAGTAATTATCTTCATATCAGAGTCAGACAAAACACCTTTCATTAGTCCCATATTCTCAATAGTGAGTATTCCTTGAATGGTTTTTATCTTATTAGAAATGGCGTTTGCCTCTCCTGATTTTAGATAAGACGGCAATGCACTAATCTGTGGACCCACTGCTTTACCCCAGTCCATCGCTTGCAGATCCTTAATGTTGCCAAGCATATTGTTAGCTTTTTCTTTTGCTTCCGGAGTAACTTCTGACATTGTTTCTACTGTCTGCATAGCTGTTGATACTGCACTCTTTAAATTACTCGGAACATCTGATAGTTTAGCCTTTCCTGCATTGATATTCTTAGCCCAGTTGGTTACTTCTATGTCTGCCGTCACTGCGGTGGGTGCGCCTGTTATTTTAGTACCGCTTTCTTTCATTGCCATAAACTCGGCAACCTTGCCAATATCGAGAGAAGATAATTTGTCGTTGCTGGAACTTCCAACCGCTGCATTAAATTGACTTACGTATTGAGTTGTAGCATTTTCTGATGGAGGTGCATATTTATTGATAAATTGAGACACCGTAAGCCCTCTGGAAGCGTCAAGTTGTATCTGGTTGATAAGTGCCTGATAACCTGCTTCTGGACTATCAAATCTAGCAAATCCTCCTACACCTTGCGAAGCTCCTGCCTGTCCTACAAATCTAAGGTTTCCCGGATTGTTGTTTTTTCCTGCAAGGGTAGTCGCCGGTATATTTACAGTTGCCGAAGTGGTGATTTTACCACTTGTATCAATATTATATCCTGCCTGTGCCGCCGCCAACTGTTCGGATACCCCGACCTTACCGGCTTGAGACTCTGTAAATGTCTGTTGTCTCTCTTGTAAAGCACGACTTTCTTCCTGTTCAATCTGTGCCAAAGTCTTAGGCATAGTTCCCGACAAATCAACTCCTGTCATTTCCTCTATCTGCTTTACCTTTTCTTCACCGTAAAGAGAAGTCAAAGCCTGCTTAGCGTTACTTCCATAACTAGCGACAAACTGTTCAAGTGTTGCTTGAGCTTCTTTTTTTTGTGTATCAATCCTTGTCTGTTCGTCCTGATACAGCTTAGTCATATAGTTGATAGAAGTATCAAGAGTGTTAGTCCTGTTCTGCATCTGGTCGTTAATCAACCGTACTTCCATATCTACCAAAGCCCTGTTGCCACTGTCTATTGCGCTAACCTGACTTGGGGTCAAAACTCTCTTTTCCTCTGCGGTTAACGGTCTGTCATAAAGTTGTTTTAGGATAGTAGCCTTCTGACTTTGCAAATCGTTATTAGCGGATAGTTTAGTTCTCATTTGGTCTAGAGCCTTTCCAAGAACGGACGTATCCATAGTTGGCTTAGCTACTTGTGCCTGAGTAGTGTCGGGCATTTTAATGCCCTTAGATATAGCCTCTTCTGCTGATACGTCTTTTACCTTACTAAAGGCAGCCTCTGGAGTTGATTCTCCTGTCATCTTCATAAGGTCTGACGGGTCGGTGATTGGGCGACCACCACTTCCGATTCCATACACTTTTGAAGCGTCTGCCGATGTTGGTATTCTGTAAAAATCTGTTACTCCTTGTGCGAATGCCATATTTTTTAATTAAGCGGATAAATTAGTGGTCGTAGTAGTTCCTGATTGTGTCATTCCTCTACTCAATGCCTCTTTAGCCTGAATGTCCAATTCTTTCTGCCTTATAGCCGCTGCCCTGTCCGACTCAAGCGTTCCCGCCACGTTAAGTGGTGTGTATTGTACGTTTCCGATAGACGCTCCTCCTACTTCTGATAATGCTCCTGTTCCGTAAGTAGTTTCGAATCCTCTTCCCAAGTTCTGCAAGTTTTGTTTGAGTTGGGAAGCTGTACTGGTTACTACTGCCTGCTGTTCTGCTCCAAGTTTTTGCTTGGCTTGCTCTCTGAAACCTGAGTAAGCCTGTCCTGCTGCCGCTGCCGCTTCTGCCGCTTGTTTCTGTTGTTGTGGAAATTCTCTTTTCTGCTGTTCCTCGGTGAGTTGCTGTCCTGTTCGTAACGCCTCCAAGCTCTGTTTAAACTGGTCTTTGCCTATTGTCAGTTGTTCTTTATAGTAGCGGTCTATAGTAGGGTCTGCTTGAGCTTCTGCATAAATCCTATCAAGATCTTGAGCTGTGAACGTGAGAGGTACCGTCTTGCTGTTCTCGTATTGCTTATTGATTACTTCAGTAAGAGATGAAAGCATATTCCTGTCATTCTGTGACATTGCGTTTATGTCTGTTTCCGAAATTCCGTAATTTTTAAGCTGAGCCACATCAATCGGGTCGCCTGTTTGTGAAGGGCTTGACTTACCTGTCTTTGCAATATTCTCTGGACTATTCACCGCCCACCAATTAAGGTGTTCTATATCAAGTTGTCCGCTTTTAAGAGCATTCATCTGTGTATCCAGTTCTACTTGCGACGGTTGCCTGCCAAAGTTATTGGCGTAGATGTTTATTACTTGAGATTTTGCTGCCTGTTCGTCTATTACTGGTGGTGTTGATGTGGTTGGAGCAGTTCCTTTTGCCTGTGCCTCCTTGGCTGTTACTCCATACTGTTTAGCCTGTTCTAGGGTGATTTCTTTGACGTTAGCCATTTTCCAAGCTTCTGCAATAGAACTTGCTCCAGTTGCGCGCATTAAATCAGCCTCGTCTGCTATGGGACGTCCGCCACTGCCGATCGCATAGATTTTGTTTTCGTCTTGGCTCCCTTTCACTTTTACAAAACCAGTTATTCCTTGCTGCATATTATTTTGTTATTTGGTTATCCTTTAAAAGTAAAGATTGCAGAAGCCTTATTTGGAAAATTATCCAGAACTATACCGCCTGAGAGTATGTTGGTCATACTGAAAGGAGAAGTGTAAAAAGAACATAATTTGTTATCGGTAATAGAACCGGACCCATCTGCAATTGCATATTGTTTCTGATTGTTGTATCTTCCAAATGACCAAAATCCTGTTGCTGAAGTAAAAACCTGAATCTCCAATGGTCGGAAATATAGAGGTATGTAGAAAGGAGATGCGTTTTGGCCGCTAATGTTTACATCGTAAATTTTTTCTCCTTTTTCTATCATTAATTCCGTAGAAGATACCGCTTTTCCTATCTTATACAAGGGTTTATTCCCCGAGATAGTGGTTAATCTATCTATAGTACCGGCAGAGTCTCCAATGTAATAATCTTCACCTGCGATAAGACCCGATTGGTTACCGGTTACACCTTGAGTTATCACTTTAATACTATCTCCCGTAAAGGCATCGTTCATTGCAAAACCTATGAAATTAAAACAACGATACTCTTGGGTTACTCCGGAAATTATAGATGATTTGGATCTGAACACTTTGTCTGCATACACCAACCTTCTTCCTCCCAGATATGGAAAATCAGAAGATGTTTCCGTAGGAATGTTGGTATATCCTGTATCAAAATTGGATTGAGCTCCTTTTAGCATAAATCCATAACAGGCAGTTCCCGTCTTATAACCAACCATAAAATTGGTTATTGTTGCGTGATAAAAAATTCCTCCGTCACTATTATTTACCTCAAAATATCCTATAGAACTTCTTATAGTAGGAACAGTATTATAAGTTACCGTATTTTTATTCCATTGCGATGTTATGGGATATATATAAACTCTAAAAGGACCTGCGGCATTTACACCACTACTGGTGGCATAAAAACTGACTTGTGCGGAAAAGAAATTTTCAGAGAAAGAAGAAAAATCAAAATCTATTAAGATCCAACGATGACTTCCGCTCGCTTTATCATAAACCTGCAACGTCTGCCCTTGATAGTTGACATCCGGATCTGCACTATTCACTCCTGCACTCCTGGATGCCAGTACTCCGTCATCGTAAGTATTTTTGGCACATCCCCTGCCCAAGCATAAAGGATCTCCCGTCGCTATATCTTCTCCTGCGGTGAATATCTCTAAATAACGCGCAGCCGTAACAACGGCATTCGTTCCATCAAAAGAAAAATAGTTGGTATCCGATCCGATTATTATATTTCTAAATCTCGCCGTACCGGTATTGAGAATATACGATTTTGCGTTATCATTATCATCATTAAAATCGGAAACATTGCATCCCCACCAAGAGTTGCCGTCGGTGTCGGTATGGAAAGAGTTAGGCTCCGTGGTATTTGGAATATTAAGAGATCCGACATTGACCGTGCCTGAGAATGTCCCTGTTGCTCCTGTTATGTCTCCTCGGAAATATCCAGATCCGAATTCTGCCGTTCCGTCGGGTTTAATCTGCCAACCTGACGAATTATGTATAAAATTGGAACTTTCTAAAATTCCCCCGACTTTTCCAGATTGAATAGTAGCAGGGTCAACAACATCTACAGTCGAAACAGACAAAAGGCTGGTGGGAGAAGTCACTCCCAAATTACTTTCTACTTCAGTTGATGTTTCATCTGCTGACGCACCAAAAGAAGTTACGACATTGCCGTAAAGGTCATATTGGTGAGAAAAGTTGTTTTCTGCTGTTATCATTTTATTCCTTCCGATATTACATCTTGAATATAAAATCCTTCAAATACCGGTGGAGTTCCGACAGACTCACCGTGCCACCTGAAAGTGAAGTAATTAGCATTTGCTTGTGCGTTTTCCATTTTAGCAACCCTCTTGGTCATATCCCCTTTCAAAGTCTTAGTGGTAGTCATTCCGTTCGGCAATACCTCGAAATATCCATTCTGTCCGTTCTTAGTAAACACTACTATATCGTCTGAAATTGCTTTAAACGTAGCTCTATTACCGAAGTCTATCTCTTGTGTTTCCAGTTCGTAATAAATCGGCGAAGAATTGTCAGTAGTTCCACTGTTGAGTGTCTGCACATCTCCCGCCGTTGTCGCTCCGATAAGTGTCCTGCCTGCTGTTGTAGTGAATTGAGAGAAGAACTTAAAAGAGTTAGCGTATGAATGCACCGACCACGTTTCATCTCTGGTAGAGAATTTAAGCACTACGTTATTATACGTCTTTTGTTCGTTTCTGTTATTGTTGATTGTGACATTTCCTATGGAAAAGTAAACATTAAATCCGTCATTGCCACACGATACATTATACCAGTTTGATTGAGGTATGGCGTCAATGAAGTCCTGCACTCCAAGACGTGAAATCTGTTCGGGAAAATCTCCGACAGTTCTCCTTATATCCTGACCGCTGAAAAAATAACAAACGCCTGCGCAAACGGTTATAGCCTCTTGAGATACCGCGCCAATGTTGAAGATATTATCGGGAGTTACACTTTTATCAATCACACCCATTCTGTACATTCCTTTTCCTTTGAAAACAAGTAAATAACTGGAAGTTTCCGCAAACCCTGTTACATCACTTCCGTCGTCGGGGTTTACGTCTATATAGTCTCCTGTAGTCGGGGTTGTATCCCAAGTCAAGGTAGGAGAGGAATTAGGGTCAATAATTGAAGAAAAATAAACCCTGCTTTTTTGCGTGGAATATCCCGAAGCGATTAGACGAGCCTTAGTCCTATAGATAAGAGACGGAACGACATTGTCCGTGGTTATACAGTTAGTCGTATCCCAAGTATTCCCGTCTGCGGAAGAAGTCATCGCCAAAGAGTCGCTTACTCGATATATTCTTCCTCCCAGTTCCGCGAATCTGTTTCTTGTAGTGTTTGATAGACTAGTAACAATGGAAGCGTTCCAGCCGTTATAATAATAATATATAGTCGCTGCCGTAGCTCCGGAAAAAACCGCTACCAATTTATATGCACTGCCCGGGGTGAATTCTGAAAGCCCCAGAGGCGTTTTATTGCTTGCGATTGTAGTGCCTAAAAGCGTCGTACCAGGGCGAACTACTCCTGCGCCTATAGTTGTGTCAAAATTGACGTTAATCGCGTTCTGGACCGAATTAGAGGGCATTAAAGCATACCCAACAGCACTTCTGCGGTATACCCCCCTTGATAGGTCGTTAAATATGAATGGATTTGCTTTTTGTGACATTTTTATAGCTTTTAAATATTACTTCCATAATTCCCCAGCCTGATTCTTCTCTCGTCGTTTAAGAAGTTGTCTTTCGGGTGTTTTCTTAGCTTGAAAGTTCGTCCGATTGTCTCTTTATTCTTCAAGTTCTCTTTTCTGCTATTATAAAGTGAATACATCATTTGACTGCTTGCGTCCTCCACTCCGTTATTCTGTTTGAGCAGATACTTCCAAGCTAAATAGTAGTGCAATACCGTAGGGTCGGGCAAAACAATCAAGTCTGCGTCGTTCGTAATAGGCACAACGGCTTTATAATAGTCTAAAAGTATGTTTCTTTCGGGAAATGTCTGCCCCATTATCGGGTAATAGTAGAAAAATCCATTGATAAGGGTGTAATACATTGGCTCGCCTTGTGAACCCCCCTGAAATACATCTTCACCTATTGAATTAGTGGTTGTGGAAGCTGCAATCGTCAAAGTCCCTGTGTCTCTATCGTTGGCGGTGTAAGCATAGCTGTTAGCACCTATCTTTACGGTACCCTCGTCGGTAAAATCTGACGAGTCTGTTAATATAATCGAAGTGTCACTTAGTTGAATAGCCGTTGTAAGGGTAGAAAAAGCCAATCCTGATATAAGTTCGTTCCATTTCTGCTTATCGACGAACACCATATCGTCCTTTGTTCCTATTCTCAAAGTGTAGATAGACTTGGTTGACTGTTCGTCGATGTTTACAGGCATTGCAACTTTCCAACTTCCCTCGGATGTTTCACCGATAACCGAATCGAATACACTCATAAACGACCACTGTTTAAGTTCTTTTAATGCTTCCATTTGGCAGTTGTTAATCTGCTGAAATCCATAATCATCAGTTAAAACTTCACCGACTGTCTTGTTAATCATTCCAAGAGCGTTATCAATGACGTTTCTAGCGGTGTTAAGTCCATAACCAGTTACTGGTATCGGATCCGAATAGGCAGAGAAAGCGGAAGTGATTGAGTTCTTAAATCTGACAAAATAGTATCCTGTCGTTGCTGTAGTGTCGTTGTATACCGTTTCGTCACTATCTGCCGACAAGTTAGAGGTAGCCAAAACAGTCTTAGCTCCAGTTACGGTTGCGGCACTTGAAAACTCCGCTTGGTCGTAGGCTAATACAGTGATGGGAGTTGAAGAAGAGTGAGCGAAAACAGTGTTTGACGCTAAAGTGATAGTCGAGCCTGTCGGAGCTGTAGAGTTGTGCGTCTTGATTATTTCGCTTCCCTCGTTTCCTATTTCACCGATAACAAGAATTTGATTGACAGCAAATCCGTAAATGTTTTTAACTGTTAGAGTACCTGACGCGGCGGCGGTGTCAGAAGTCAAGAACGTAGATTGTGCGTCTATCGTTAGCGATGTGTTGTCTGTTTTTACTCGGATTATTGACATAGTTTTATATTACTTTTTCTTAGACTTCCTTGATTGCGACAGACTGATTGCAATCGCCTGTTTTTGCTTGGCTTGTTTAGGTGTAATACCTTTCTTTTTGGCTATAGTTGCAATAGCCTTTTTTCTTGTTGCACTAGGTTTGCTTTTGATAAGTTCTTTGATGTTTTTTGATACGGTTTTTTTTGAAGTTCCTTTTTTAAGTGGTGACATTTTTTTAATTTAGTTATTTAAAAGAATTGAAAGAAGTTAAGCTATGTTAGCTCCCATAATTATCATCCTTGAACCTGCTAAAAGATTGTTACCGTTTTGTACGTCGTGCAAATTAATCCTTGTTATCCTTGATGAGTTATTATTCCATATGCCCCATATATCATTCATAGGATACAAACTAGAACCAGAAGAACTTCCTATGCTTTTTCCCGATAAGAATTTACGTTTCGCAGATAAATTTGTAACATTCAGAGTAATAAAATTTTCGGTAGTACCAGCAACGCCATAAAGTTTTATACCTGTCGCACCAGTGGTAGCAGAACCACCAGAGCCAGAAACATCCACGAGATAACCATAATTAGAACCAGTATCTTCGTTAAACTGTAAACCTGCTGAACCGTTAGACGCGAAATTTACAACAATATATATCTGGAGCAAGTCACATCCCGTTATTGTTCCTGAGTCTATAGAAGCGGCGTCTGACCCTAGAGTTGAGTCATACAATTTACTCCACACACCTCCACCACTTGGAGCAGCCCACTCTATTGCAGAAGCGTCAGCGTTCATCCTTGGAACTTGCAATGCTGTTCCTTTCGCAAGTCTTGCAGGTGCGCCAGAAGTCCCGCCTACAATAATATCGCAAGCGGTAGTCATAGGATTTTTTATAATCTTGCTGTCGGCAATAGCCTTTGCCGTAGCAAATTTAGTATCGTCTGTCCCAGTGTCAATCTCTGCACCCGTGGCTTTAGTGTTAGCGGTAGCACCGTCTGCCACGTTTAGGATAGTTCTGGTTTCCGTAGCGCTCATAGCCGAAATGTCTCCTGTTGCTTTTCTTCCCATGATTGTTGAAGCTCCAACCGTTAGAGCGGTTGGTGTGTTGTCGGTAGTGGCGTAGAGGATTGTGTTAGCGTCATAGAGGGATTTATCAACCTTTCCATTAAACAAAGACCAGTCGCTTGCCGTAAGATAACCAGCATTTCCAGAAGTAGCGGCATTTACGGCGATTGTGTGTTGGGCAAGAGAAAGATGATATGCCTCCGCTCCTACTATTCCCTGAACTTGGGCAAGTTCATTGTGACGCTGCATAAAAGGAGTTTTGATATAGGAATAGTGAGTAGATCCATTATGAGTATAATTTATCGTTACCGGATTTTTTGTTGAGGTGGTCTTGCCGTACATACGCACTGCTATGGTGTCCGTAGTGTCTACCGCGTATTCTGGTTGGATAGTTGTCAAAGAATAAAGAGCATTTACAGTGTTGTTTATGTCTCCAGTAGTCACTTGGAATTTATATCTATGAATAGAATAAGCCACCCCTGTCTCGTTTGAATATCCTGACGGAGTTGCAATTGTTACCGTGTTGTTGTCTGTGTATCCTGTTATCTCGAAAGTTCCTCCTGCTGTCTGTAGGTATGAAGTCAGTATTACATCAGCGTTAGCGTCACCTGCCACGAAAGGAGTTGCTCCAGTAATGTCAGCAGTCCTGGATGTTCCCGAACCTGTAATAGCGACAGTACCACCTGGATATTGGACGCGATATACTCCTGTTATCAATTCCGATTCCTTGTCGGCATTATTGGTATAAGCCCAAAGATTAAATTGCCAAGTCCCAGAGTCCCATTTAGTACGATTTTCAGATTGATTATATAAATATCCCTCAATGAATCTAGTTCCTGCTGTTCCTGTGAAAGTAGCAGTATCTACTTGTTCTGCCGTTATGGTGTCGGGCTGTCTTAAAAGTCCTCCGTAATTGTCTATGGTTATGGTATCGTCCAAAAAGACTTCAACTCCACCACCTGCTGAAACTTGTCCCTGTGGAATATTTACCCAAGTAGTGCCGTTATATTGAAGCATATCACCTACAACAGGAGTAGGAATGTCAGCGTCAGCCAAATCTCCCATTCTTGTTGCTATTCTTTGCCTTACTCCGATAGAACCTGTAGTGGCATTACTTACCAAAACCCTACCGATTCTAACCTTATAATTAGGAGAAGAGGGGGCGGTATTCTGCAAACCTCCTGAAACAGTAGCCGACAAAAAAAGCTCATCACCGACATTGAAAGAACTGGTGTCTACCCCGTTGACTATACCTCTTAATGTTACATATCCATATCCACTAGCAGCTATATTTTCAGTAGCCAGACCAAATACAAAGTAAGTGGCAGCGCTATCAGCTTTCGCCAGTTCTATTGTAGGCACACCTAAGTAAGCAGAAGATACTATGACCGCCTGTCCGTTATTTATCTGTGAACCAGTAGCGTTATATGCATACACCAGTTCTTCTAAACCCAACTGAAGTGTTACATTCGTATCTAATTCAATAGCACCGCTTTTGTTAGTATCGTCCCAGTAAAGTTTTCCTTGAGAATAAGAGCCAACGGTTGGAGAAGTACCTAGTTGCAATCCTTGTCCCATTATTACTCTGCCGTTTATGATTGTTTGGGGAGTTGTCTGGTCTAGCAACAATGCACCATTAAGAGAAGTAAGATAAGTAGAATTATCGTACGAAATAGTAGTACCTGTTGCTTTTACAAATCCGGTTCCGTTGAGTTGGGCTTGCTTAGTGCCTAGGGCAGTAAGTCCTGCCAATCCTCCTGCTGGAACTGCCAAGCCGTCTTTGAGTGTCTTAGAATCAGCACCGTCCCATTGAGGAATGTATCCGTCTGTATTGGTTGCGGGACCGACTACATCTCCACCCCCAGCTTGAACATCAGCCGACAACACTCCGTTACCATCTATTGAAAGTCTTGTGCCAACCTTGATACCTCCAAGAACGGAAGCTGTAGCGGTGGGAAGTGAATAACTTGGTATAGTTATAAGAGTTGCATTATTCCCTGCGTCGTCTGTAGCTGTTACGCCAGTGCCTGCAAAATTAAGATTATCTCGTTGTGTCAGTGGTGTTCCCTCGTCTTGGATAGTATGTCCACCGCCCGTAGCACCGCTTCCCCATTCCAATCCGTCTGCTGTTGCATTGGTCTTGATAACCTGTCCAGCTGTGCCAAACCCAGTAAGTCCTTTTAGGCTAATTGTGTTGGTGGAACGTAAAAGCGGAGAAGTGAAAGTCAATTGCTGTTCTGGAGTAAATCCGAGTGACGCTTGCTTTCCATTGAAAGTATTCCAGTCAGTGCCTGATATATATCCGTCAACGCCAGAAGAAGCTACTCCAAGTTTAGTCTTGATAGTGGCTTGCGTTTCGTCTCCCGAGTTAGTATTGGAAGTATTTCCCAGAATAACAAGTTGAGCATCTGTGACATAACGCTTGTTTGAACTGTCAGCAATGTCAGCAGTAGTCAAGGTTATATTCGAAGTGAGAGCCTTACCGTTTACAGTTCTGAAAGTAGGTACATAACCTGATAAATCTTGATCGCCAGTATTTGTATTTGAGGTATTACTGATAACTACCAATTGAGCGTCGGTTACGTATCTCTTATCTGTTGCCTCCGATATATCCGCAGTAGTTGCGTTTGTTCCTGAGGTTATAAGTCCGTTGCTATCATAAGTTATTTTAGTCTTGGTTGCTCCCGTAATTGGAGCATTCTTGTCTAACTTATCGTCCAAAAGAGCGTCTAGGGCGTCTAAAGCCGATTGAGTGGCGGAAGATATAGGCTTGTTAGTGTCCGAAGTATTATCAACATTACCTAAACCCAAAGAAGCCTTGTCAATCAGATAAGAATCGGCGCCGTCGTGATTATGTCCGACGGTGATTGACGCGATTTCCGTTTCCAGTGTCTGCAACTCCGTTCTCATTACGGAAGAAGAAAGAGCAGAGCTTGTTGTTGGGTTTGTGATAGTTCTCATTTTGATATTTTAGGTTTTTCTCTTGATACCATTGCTTTAATTCTATTGGCTGTTGTTACTGCTATCCCGATAAATCTTCCCAGAATAGTATCCCAATATCCCTCGTCCCATTTCTTTGGTTCGTTGGGTTCTCTGTTTGTTGATATTGTAGGTTTTATTTCCATTATTTTTTATTAGGTCTTTCTTGTTTCTTAGGTATTTCTTGTTTCTTAGGTCTTTCTTGTTTCTTAGGTAGAATAGACGTGTCTAGTTCTTTAGGTGCTTCTGATTGCTCTGTAACCTCTTGTGTGGCGATTACGGGAGTTTCTGGAATTACATCGACACTTGATTGAGACATTTCCTCTGTTTTTTCCTCGAATATAGGCAGTTTAGCCTTGGCAGTTCTTTCATCGATAATCTTCTGCCAATACGCCTCTGTTTCTCCGTCCATAATTTCGGGTACATCGTCTCTTTTTATTCTGTCCTGCTCAGTGGGGATTAGTTTAATCCGTTCATTGATTACTTCCTGCACAAGGCTTTCCTCCTCTTTGCAATCAATATCCACATTGCGAAGTGCGGTAAGTGACATCGTCATCAGTTGTTCTTTTGTATAACGCATTTTTTTAGTTTTAAAATTTAATCTTACTCGGCAGTTTGGAGAATTGCAGAGTAGGTGCCATCCGTTGTTACATCAACAAAAACTCGCATATATCTGAAATGGTCATCACTTGGAAAGAAGTAAATAGACGAAGTGCTGGAACTCAATGTCGGAGCTGCAACTCTGGTGTCAGTCTGTACGTTTGTGTTCGTAACATTTGATACAAGACGATTGTATACAATCCAGTTCACTCCGTCGTTAGATACTTCAATGCCAAAAGCTCCACTGCCTCCTGAAACATCAGCGGCGATAAATTGAATTGACTTGTATTGAGCAAGGCTTACGTCGATAATCGGCGCGTCAGTGTTGGCAACGTCTACGGTTACAGCGTCCAATACTTTTTGGTTGTTTGTGTGCATCAATCCCATAATTTTTAGTTTTAATAATTAACTTATTCTTGCTCATATTTAAAAATACGAGCAAAGAAAGACAATTAGTCCACCGCGGAGAAGAAAGGCACTCTGTAAGTATTAGCACCTACTTTTATCACCAGATAACCGTCAGCCGTTGTATAAGTTCCAGCACCTACCACTGCTGCGTCGTTAGCCGCTGCCAGTTCCAATACGTTAGTGTAGTTACCCGATGTTCGGATTGCGGAATTGACAACTGCCCCGGTATCTACGGCAATGGCAAGTCCTGAATCCAGACAAGTTACGTCCGGATAAACTTCAATCATTGCTCCGTCAAATTGACCTGTGACCGTTGCCGCACCCTCGACGTGAAAATGTCCTGCATTGATAGTAGAGGCGGTAAAGTTATCAGCGTTAACGTCACACTTGGCAGAGAGGGCAGACATTGCTGTTACTGCTCCAGTGCCTGCGTGTGAAATCCAAGGCTGCGAACCATATACCTCTTTAGCTGCTCCTGCTAGAACATAAGCTCTAGGAGCGGAACCTACTGCCGTGAGTCCTGAATCACCAGCTCCAGATACTGCTACCTTGGAGTAAGAACCAATCAGGTCATCACAATCACCGGCACCTGCCGAATGAAGAATATTGATAGTCTCACCGAATACAGCCGAACCGGGGTTAGTATTGAGAACCTGCGGATTGCTTGTGTCTCCAATCTTGAATTGACCGATACCAGTCGTGGTCTTGTCGAACTCCAGCGTCACTTTAGTCGCGGCGTTGGTAGTAGTTGTTCCAAGACTGATGTAGTCATCATCCGAAAGAGTTACGTCTCCACCAGCGTTCTCATAAACGGGAACGAAAGAGCAAGATGTGGCACTTCCTACGTTGGTATAAACAGACCCGGTCGTAGTGTTCACTAGAATACATCCCTTGGCATATCCTGCGACAGCACTGGGAATGTTAGCGGTAGGACACTTAACGAGCGAGTAGTTACCGTCAGCGTCGGAGAAAGCAACCTGAATGTTAGCATCAACAGCGGTCCAAAAATTTGTTCCAATCATAATTATGAATTAGCTGTTAATTAAGTCGTTGCGCTACTCCCAATCGCCCACTGATGAGCGATATATCCCGGTTGGAATGAAGTAGAACCAGTGTAAATCTTGGTACCGTTGTTGATAATCTTGTCGCTATCAAATCTCGGCTTCCAACCCCACATCATACGGGTCATACGAGCGGCTCTATCCATATCAATCAGATACCAACGCTTGTTGTAGGTAGAACTGTTGGGAATCCAATCAGCAACACGCAAGTCGATAGAACCTTGACCATTGGCGAACACGTTATTGATACGGTTTGCGTTGTCGGGGTTACCGATTGAGCGAAGAACTTCCTTGGATCTTTCCTCGAGTTCGTTCGGAACGATAAGACGGAGATTGCGAGTTTTCATCAACTGAACACCTTTATCGTCTCGCATACGGTCCAAAGCCTGACGAGCAGTCTTGAGATTGTCATATGAAAGAGGGATAGCTCCAAGGTCATTGGATTGAGTAGAACCGTCTTTCAATGTGTGAGTAGAGAACAACGCTTCACCTGAACCATCGGTAAAGTAAGTAGTCCCGTGACCTAGATAAAAGATTTTAGCGGCATTGGTGTCGATACGAGCGTGAATAGAGTTTCCCAAGTCACCTACCAAGTCTTTGATTTTATCGAAAGGCTTGAGGGTAAAGCGGATAAGTTCCTCTGTGATAGGAATTGAGTTGGTGAACTTGATAGGGGTGATAGTAGTCTTGAAACCGGGGATCTTCTCTTCCCTGTTGTACGGTTCAGCTTCACCTGTAAGACCGGCAATGCCTAAACCTGATACCTGTTCGAACTGAGTATCTTTAATTTCAGCCATTTCATCTCTGAAACCGAACATACTGTACTGCAACTCCTTTGAGAGCTGTGTTTCAACTTGATGCCAAACCTCTCTAATCCTCGGGTCGGCGGCATCAAATAACTTTTGTAAATCAGCCATTTTTTTTCTTTAAGAATTAGAAATTAAGTGTTCGACAAAACATTGTTAACCTTAACAAACTTGAATGTTCCCACTCTAAGTCCGCTGCCTGCACCCGTTCCACCCTGTGATTTAGGGTCGACGTGAGTACACACAACAACACGGTTAGTAGTAGTCTGTGCGCCAGAGGTAACATCGACTTGGATTGCCCCAGTTCCGCCAGTAAGTTTGTAATAAGTACCGATTGAAGTTAGCGGGGACAAATCTGCATTGGTTCCCATTAAAAACTCCATATCTTGGTCAATCGGAATATAAGAGGGCTTGACCTTGGCAACTGTTTCATTATCAGCTGTCATAGTTTGAGTCTTCTGTACTACACCGATGACCGTGGGGGTAGCACTAGCGATAACCTTCAAACCGTCAGAAGCGTCCATTTCTACCAAATCACCAGAGGCGAACACTTCACTGTTCTTCCCAATGCCGTTTGATTCGAAATTTACTTCTCTGGTCGGAGATTTATACACTTCCGCTCCGTAAATAGCCATTGTAGTAATATTAACTGTTAAAATTTGGAAGTATCATATCCCAAATCTGACAACTCCTTATCCCACTTGCTGACAACAGCAGCGGTGTCCGGGTCATAGTTTGGCTTATGTTGACGTTCCTGTTTGTATCCTGTTGCTCCATAGGAAACCCCAGGTTCGGAATATTCTCGATTGGCTTCCGCTTCTCGTATCCTATCCTCTCTTCTTTTAATTGCTTCCTCTTCGGCAAACACAGCACCATAAGCTTTTTCAAAATCCAACATCACTCCCTCTTGAGTTCGTTCGCTGCAAGTTCTTATTTTTTCGTAAGTGTCTATTACCTCTTTCAATTTAGCAGTATTGGCGGCTAGGGTCGGCTTCTCTGCGAGAAACTTTTTAAGCGCGAAAGTCCTAATCTCTTCTTTCTCCTTATCAAGCTCCTGTTGTACAGGATTTATCTCTTTAGAAATATGATTAGCCCACGCCTTAGCGCTAGGGTCTTCAAAATCAATTTTAGGCAATTCTTCTTCTTCTCCTTTAGCCTTGCTTTTCTCTTCTCTCACTGCTCGGAGTTCTGTCTTGGCTTCTTCGATAGCTCTGGCTAGATTGTCTTTCTCGGTAGCGAGACGTTCAACTTCCAGCTCTTCCGCTGTCTTTTCCTTGGGTTCTTCAACCTTTTTTGACGCTGTTTCGTCAGCGAGTAAATCCTCTAAATTCTTTTCTTGTTCTTCCATAGTTTTTAACGGGTGATAACGCTCATCCGAGGCGGTTAACTATAAAATAAAAAACCCTGACCACCGTCAGAGTTTCGGACCCCACATTGAAGAGTTGCGCTGCGTCAATGTGGGATACGAGACCCCAACGGTTTGCGCAACTTAATTTGTTTTACTTTCCGAAGATTTTTCCTTTCATTTTTGACATAATCTCTTCTCCGGTTGCTTTCTTCGCTACTTTTTTCATAGCTTTTTTAGCACCAATCTTAGCGACTGCTTTCTTGGCAGTTTTTGCCTTTTTAGGGGCGACTTTCTTTTCCATTGTTTTTAGTTTAATTATTTATACTAGATTTTCGTAATTTCTCTAAATTATCATACGCTCTTTTTCCTTTTGCCAGCATCTCTTGAAAGGTTAGTATTCTAGTCTTGCCAATGATGGAGGCTACTGCGTCATTTCCTGCCAGTGCTGTTTGCTTGATGTTTAGGTTAACTTGGTTTTGGATATATTCCCTTAGTTCCTTATCCGCGTAAACCTTGGCAAGAGCGATGTTTTGGTCGGAACTGATACTGTTTATAGGTTCGGAATACTCTATAGGATACATCACGCTTACAGCCTCGATTGCTTTATTTAATATGTCTATTTTGTCTGTCATGATTTCTTTTTATCTTTAAATCCTTCGATAGGTTTATCTGGCTCTTTCCAGCTTGGGTCCGCAAATACTTCTGCTATAGGATATCTTCGGCTCTTGTCGATTGCTTCCTTCGCTGAGTTTGCCATCACTAACTTCTTTACTATATATTGTTTCATACTTCAGCTGATTGAGTGGCTAAATTACTTGGCTTCATTTGTTGAGCAACCCCTTGCGGAATGCCCTGTGACCCCCGTGGCGATTGCTGTCCCTGTTCGGGTGTTGCTTGTTGCGGTTGTTGAGTAGGTGCAAAACGGTCCGAATCTATGTCGTACGATTCCTCCACAAATTTTATAATCTCATCTACGTTAGCAGGTGCTACTTGTAATAGTCCAAGTCTCCACTGTGCGTATTCCATCCTTGCTGCTTGGTCCAAAACTGCGTTCTTCTCATAAGATGAATACTTCACTACCTGAACCGAAAGATTATAGTCGTTGAAAGTATCAATGTTGAGTGCCAGTACTTCCGTGGGGTTTCCCGTTTCTTCTCCCATAGCTTCATCTACTGACATTGAGTCCTCTAATTGCTTCTGCTTGTCGGAATTAAGATCTGATACCAATTTAATTACTTTGTTTCCCTTCCTGCCGTCTGACAATTCCACGTTGGAAAGCTTCACATCTCTGAACAACATCTTTTCTATTTCTTTACCTCCTTTGCCTGTTATCTTTTCTATTTTAGGAATTGAGTAGAACTGTAGGATGTGAGCTAGTCTCAATTCCGTTCTATCTCTCTCGAAGTCTTCCAGATAATTGATAGAAAATCCTATCTTGCTCATCGCCTCCTGCTGTTGAAGAAGTATCTGGCGAGTTCCGAGCTTTCCCCCTTTCGGACTGTACGATCCCCCACCTCCTTGCATACCTGAGTTTTCCTTTCCGAGTGAGAGGATAGTCTGGAACATATTTTGTTCAGACGAGGAAACGCCCGGTAATGTATCAAACTTCCACTTGTTGATATCCGAAACCTTGCGTATCTTGTTTGGTTCTAGATATTGGTCATCTAACATATCGTCTATGTCTGACGTAAGACCGAAAGGGAGTAAAGAGCTATCAGTCTTATCAATCATCGCATTAATGAAGTTGTTGGCTGTGTCCTGTTCTCCCATGAACTTTTGAGGAATACCCATGCCCCAGAAGAAGTCATTTCCGTAGGGTTCGTTAACTGTCTTGGCGAAAGGATATTTACCGTCTTTGAATGGAATAATACCGTCATAGAGAACTACTCCGTTAGCCACGATGATGTGTCTGTTCTTGTATCGGCAATAGTATCTTAATATCTCAACTTGGTCTTTGTGTAAATCAGTATAGATTGAGTTGCGATAGAAGGTGTTAGAGTCCATTGCCACGTTGTAGTTTCCCTCCCTTACAAATTCCGCGTTCTTGTATCGTCCAAATTCCTGCTTAAACTCTGAAAAAGTTGTTATTTGTCTCCAAATCACCCACGGTTGCTTCTGGATGTCAGGCTCATAAGGATTAGCTATAAAGAAGTCTTCAAGAGGAATAACCTGTTGATAACAATTATCGAACAGAACTCTCTTCTCTTTTTTAGACGTTATCTTGCCTGTGTTGGAGTTAAACTTATCGGGAGTAGAGCAATCTACCTCTGAACGTTTATATCCTTCATAGCTTATTACAGTACCTTTAACGGCGCATTCCATTGCCGCCTCCAAGTATCTCGCTGGTTGGTTCTCTTCGTTGTTGCTATAGGCGTTCAAATCTTCCAGTACTTCGGAAAGTTTCTTGTTCACCATCCCAGTGGTCTTGTTCACCGCTACAATCTTAACCTTAGCTTGTGATAGTGCCACTTTCGACAAATACCCGATAATGATATTTCGGGTAATGTTAAGATAAATGTTAGATTGTTCTTGCTCATCTAGGGTAGATAGAGGTTGGATATATCCGTTCCAGCGTTCGGTCCAGTCATCAATAACGTCAGTCAAAGCACGGCCATTGAAATAGTTGTAGGTCTTTTGGGTTACGCTGCGCCCTTTGGTAAAGTCTTTGAGGACTTTGTGCAAAGCTTCTTGCTCATCGGGAGTAGGCAACCAAGTTTTATTTTCTGTTTCTTCGCTGTTCATCTCTATCTATTATTGTAAAGTGCGCTATTAATATGACCAAGGCAGATATATGAAGTACTAAACATATTTCTTGAAGTATAAGGCTTGTATTATCTATTGCTGGTACTTGTGATAGTAATATTATTGTTGGTACCATAATATTTTATTTCCTTAATCTTCTTAATCCCGGTGCTTGAGTGTGCTGTTTATAGAAGTCAAACTCGTGTTCGTATCTTTTACCCAATGGGTCGCTCTCTGGTATCGGCTTCGTAGGTATTCCCCATACTGCCAGAGCTAGGGAGAAAACACAGTCATCGTGTAATCCTTCTGGAACTGAAATCTTTATCTTTCCCCTTTCTCCTAGCTGATACTGAAAGCTCTGTAGTTCTGATATGAGGATAGGATCGTTAGGTATCTTTATTTTTCCTTGTTCTATTAAAAGTTGTAGGTTTGTTAGTAAGTCTTTTCTAGTCTGTTCATTGAACACTACCGGCTCTACGTTTATCTGCTTTTTTGTTAAATCATCCACTATCGGGTCGCCGATTCCCGTTCTATCTACAAATAGTCTTCCTTTATTAAATCTTAAGTAAAATGCTTCTATTCTTGCCTTCTGTAGATTCCAGTCTATCTGATTAAACCTTTCTTGAAATCCTGCCTTGAATGTTGTTAGGTCAAACGGAGTTAGAACAGTCCAGTCGTTATACTTGGCAAGGTCACATCCTAATTGATAAGTCTTGTTAGTGCTTATCTGTAGCCTTCCGTCCCATATCGCGCTTGATACTCCGCGGAAGAAGTCACTTGCACCTTCTTGGAACTCACATAAGAACTCTTGCTTATAGTACATCTCAGTCATTTCTCTTCTGGCTTCGTCCAGGTCTTCCTGTGGGATAGCGTGCGTATCGTTTACGGTAAGGATGGAGTGATACCAGTTACCAGAATTCTGTCTTGCGTATTCCAACAGCTTCCAGGCGTGATTCTTGCCTCTAGGGGTGAAGATGAATGTTGCTGTTCCATGGTTCTCTGTGAGGATAGGTCTTATTACTTCTAGCCAGATACTTTCTTTCATCTCTGCGTATTCGTCGAACACTACATCTATCGGGTTAGTTCCTCTCCAGCTTTCAGGTTTGTCTGTTCCTCCTAACTGCCAAATGGATCCATTCCTAAACTTTATATATAATTCGGTATTATTCTTTGATTCTATGATTGCATCGGGGAAGTGTTTCATCATCTCCGGGTTCTGCCATACTACTTTTTTCGCTTGAGTATAGGTAGGAAGTAGGTAGAGATAAAACCCTTTATTGAGTAGTGCCTTCCTTATCTGGTCGTTCAATGCTGTCTTTGATTTCCCACTTCGACGATGCATCACAATCACCTTGAATTTTGCTTGGCTCTGTAGGATTGGTAGTTGATAATCTCTTGGGCTGTACAAGTAAGGTATCGTTATTTCCATAGTTTATCACGTTTAAAGTGAATGGTTGCCCATCATTGAGAGAGATGTTCTTTGACATTCTCTTCTTCAATTCGTTATATTCTCTGATAGCTCCTAACTTTGTCTTGAAATCGGCGTGTTGATTGATAAGAAATAGGTGTTGCTTGTCTACATTCTCATCGTTAAATCCTCCCATTTCGAGCAATCCGTTTATTCTCTCTATAACATTAACCTTCTTTAACTCTCGTGACGCTGCTGCTGCTGCTACCATATAACTCATCTTCTTTCCTTCTTTATCTGTTCGTCCATATACTTCCAGATAGCATTGTGTACCATTTCCAAAAAGTTCTCTATCTCCATTGACATAAAGCTGACAGAACTCTTCCTGTTTAGGATTGAGTTTTGTTGCCATACTATTGTTTAACAATTTCACTCTGGAACTACTATCTCGCTCTTGGGCTGTTCTACTATAGTCATAGCCGGTACGATTCCATTCTGCGTAACGTTCAGGATAGGTACGATGTTAACCTTGTGTCTTGCGCAAAGTTCGTCGAATTCCTTTTGGATAGATTGCAGTTTTTCTTGTTCCATTTTATTTATTTTATTTTAAAAAAATACAGACACCTAGCATAAAGCTACGAGTGTCTGGTTCGATATTCTCATAATAACATATAGGTATAGAGTGTCAAGCGATCTAAAACATTCTTATTTTTTTATTTTATCAAAAAAAGTTATCCACAGCTTTGATGTTTTATGGCTTATTTAAGCCCTCTTTTTTCTTGGTGTAAGGTATTGACGTGCGAACGTTCGTATGCTACAATGGAATCAAGATAAGAGAAGAAGCTGAGGGATGAGCTGAAATATAGGACTAGAGCATAGCTCGCATACGCGCCGATATAATCAACCTCCACTGGCGGATCCGAATATCTGCATTAAGAAAATTAAAATAAAAAAATGGAAAACGAAAAAGTAATTGAAGCTTTGAAAAATTCTCCTTATTGGTCGACAGAATATGAGAACTTCAACGCCACGACAGACGAGGCTAAAGAATACCTCAAAAAACTCGGATACGTAATCAATGGATACCGGGAGGTCGGAGAACACTATGAATATCTGCACGCCGGAGACATTAACATTGAGAAGATAGCGGATGACATTATTCTTACAGGTTTCGAAAAAAACGAACCCAACTACAAGAAGTATAAGAGCGAATGGGCAGCAAAAGAAGCACGACCATACTACACCCCGGAACTTGGCTATCTCATACCGATCGAAGCTCTCCCCGAATTCGAAGCATTCTTCAAAGCAAAAAAAGAAAAATACGAAAGAGAAAGAAAAATAAAAATAGCAAAACAATTGATTGAGGGATGCGGAGGAGAATCTTGGGACAAGACGGATTATCACTATCCGGCAACAGACAGAATCGCAAGAATGGAAGATAATATCAGGACTCTCGAATCCCAATATAGAGGAATAGAATTAACTCCGAACGGAAGGAAATACAAGGCATCATATGACGGAGTGAAGTATCAGACCGCAGAAGAAGCACAAGCGAAGTATAACGCATTCATCGCCGAACGCAGAGCGTACCTCCAGGGCGAGCTGAACAAATTAAAAGATGAATATAAGGAAGCTCTTACAACATTAGAAGAAGAACAAAAAACACCCACGATCTAGTCCATAGATAGGGGTGTTATGTAGATAGATTAGCACCCCCAAAAGTATTTGTCAATTTATTAATTTTTATAAAAAAAATATGAAAAACTACATTGTAGTGTTCGAAGACAGTTGGAACCTCAACCAGCCCAAAAAAGTAAACGCAGATAATAAGGATAAAGCTATCGGCATAGCCGTAGACCTTGCGTCTCCATACACCAGCGCGACTATCGTAGACGATGAAGGCACTAAATATGGAACTTATGAGATAGGCAACGGCGGTAAATTATTCGGGATTGATTTTGCTTAATTATTAAATTTTGAAAATATGAAAATAAAAGGAGCTTATGATTGCAGTTACTGTCACGGAGACATTGATAATGCTTGCACAGCTTGCGATCCGGAATGCGATTGTTTGGAATTATATAATCATCGAGAAGGAGAATGCGATTTCGGTTGTCAATTCTGCGAACAAGAAGCGAAGAGAGCGGCATCTTCAATGGGCAAGAGGTCGGCTCAATCCCGTCTCGGAAAAATGACAAAGGAAGAGCGCAGCGCGGCAATGCGAGAATTACAAAAGAAAAGAAGTTACAAAAAGAAAACGGATTAAACTCCGTTTTTTTTAATTTTCATCCTTCCTCCTTTCCCTCTACCCCGATATTACAACCACCCTCTGGCATATTCCTTTTTTCAGCAATTACAGTAAGGGATATATACGCTCCCAATTCAGATACCAAAATTGTGTCGTGATATCTTCCCCAAGTTTTTAGTGCGTCGATGTTAACGGTTAAGTCTTTTTCAATTCTTTTCATCTCTATCTCACGCTTGAAAATAACAAGAGGGAAATCTCTATCGCATAATTCCCAACCCTCTGCACCTAACTCATTGAGCCTACTTATTTTTAACCTATTCTCACTGCAATCGACTATTTTATACTCAAATCTTTTCATCCTCCTCCTTTCCTAATTTATCCTCGACCCACTTTAATTTTGTTCCACAATCAGGGCAATAATCAAAGCCCTCTGCTACATCTCTCACTCCGCAACTAGGACACTTATACCAATGGCACCACCATTCATCCTCACCTTGATTATCTTTTTCTCCAATTTCTACTTCCCCCCTGCACTCCTCAATCGTCTCAACGAGGAAGGCTTCAATTTCTTTTAAGGCATTGTCCCCCACTACCTTATATTGAAACTTCTCCCGAACCTCTTGTAATCTTTTTTCGCTGTATGTCATATTACAATAAAATTAAAAATATCATTGTTATCGTCAAACCTCCGAAAAGTATTCCCACTGAACGAGCTTTGTCGGTGGAGTCTCCAATTGCCGCATTGATATAAGCAATTACATAGATTGCCATTAAGAACCCTGCTATCACGCTTTTTGTTTCCATAATTTTATTTCGTTAAAAGTTCTGGATTATCCCAAACGTTCCCAATGATTTTACTGTTATCTGTGATAGGATGAGTACTAAGATATGCACTCCAATCTTCATCATCCTCATCTTCTGGGGATGATAATTGTTCCAGATAACATCCGTATAATGCGTTGCGAACAAGAAATATATAGTCGTCGTTATCTATAATATCTCCATAATATATTTCTGTGTTTACTTCATCTTTGTGTCCGATATACTGTCCGACCGTGTCGGGGATAACTTCATAGACCACACCTTCCTCGGTTGCAATACAGTGCCTAGTTTCTCCCGGAAGAAAGCTATCCAAACCACAATTCTCTGCGGTCAATGGAGTCTTAAAATAATATCCATAAACCCACTTATAAGGCGGTGTACATTCTTCGTGGTCGATTCTTTCTCCTCTGAATTTAATTTGCATATTTTTTATTTTAATTACTAATATCTTTCGGCGTTAGTTTTGCTTCCCATCTCCGTTGCTTTTCGTCTTTTAATTCCTGTATGTCTATATATAATGCGTCTAGGTCTGTCTGTGCTTCGTCTGCCAATCCTTGTAGACGTTCTATTTCCGCGTCCAGTTCTTGGTCGGTCATAGGTTTCGGAACATAGACGCGATTAAATATTTCATCAGAACATTTTTTAAATGTTTTTTCGCTCATATTTTTTTAGGATTATCTAAATTTAGAACCACCAATATTAACTCTTTTTCCAAAAAACTTAACGTGTCCATCCCCATGTTTTATATTAAATATAATAGCCGTCCTCTGGCACGAAAGTTTTTGTTTCTGTGTCATAAAATACCCCCGTAAAGATTGTTTCTAATCTCATACTTTTTTACTTTAATAATCTTTTAGAAAACTCTTTTAATATATATTCGATATTGGTGTGGCTCGTGCATTCTGAATTTACGATCCTTTCGGTGTACTCCTCCACCAACTTCTCCCTATCAGTCTTCTCTGGTTCGGGGGTGTAGATTGTGAAACCGTCTTTTTCCAATTTACCTGCTAAAGATATACTGCCAGTAGTATATTCTCCGTATCGGTCCGACAGAAGATAACAAGTTTTTTCTGCCCGATTAGGTGCCAATATTGCCAATACTTCAAGCGTATTAAAACAATTTTTAATTACATCCCCCACCTCAAGATTCTCAAGGGTTTTGACAGGGATTAGTTCGAGTTCGGATTCTTCGAAGGTAGTTATTGAAATATCAAGGGCATAAGTCCCGTCCTTATACCACCTCTCAACCTTACCTTCTCTTCCTATAAAAGCTTTTGTTATGTTGTCATTGTCCTCGCTCTCAATCACCCGCACGTGATCGCCAATGGCGAACTTAGTTTTGTTTTGCATTTTGGTTTGATTATTTTTTAAATTGTTTCCTCTCTCATTCTGGACGGCAAGGATTTGACAAGTGATTACGCCTCTAGCGAGATGACCCAATGCCACGACTTGTATAGTCACCTTGCGAGCAAATTGCCTTACTACTCGGTCACATCCAGAAAGAGAGAAGAAACTTGTGCCACTTGTCGGCAATGATCCGACGTCTTCCTCCAATAGGTGCTCTACCATTGAGCTAAGGTGGCAGGGAAGGCTAGTCGCCTTCGCTAATCACTTTTTTAACATCTTCTGCTGTGTATTTTTTACCTGTTCCATTAAATCTGCTATCCGTCAAAACTTCTGCCACATCTTCAAGATTTTTCTCATTACCGTAATATGATTTTTCAAATAATATTAGTAACGCCTTATCTTTTTTAGTGAGTTCCTCTGCCTGCCTTTCTTCTGCTTTCAGCAAGGAATATGTCACGCAGTCTATTACTTTGCCTGCGAAAGATGGCTTTCTCTCAATGATTTTATTGATGAATTGCAATAATACATCTGGTTCTAATTCTTTCTCCATCTCTATTTATTACTTAATAATCTTCACTGTCTTCCCCAGCTTCTCGCATACTTGAGCTAAGGTCATTTCCTCGACTTCTTCGTCTACTTTGATTCCTGTAATCTCAAAGAAAATATCATTGTCGAAGTTAGGAAGATTCTTATACCAATCTTTTTGTTCCTTATCTGCCTCGCTCCAAGCCTTAGCCCACGCTTCTTTGTATCCCAAAGTCTTGAGATAACCACCCATTTCTGACCAACCGTTTACCGATTTCTTCTCATCATCTGTCATTCTGTCCTTGTTAATCCAAGCGGTAATAGGAATTGATATGTCACCGTATCCGAATTTATTGCAGAACTCGGTGTAAGTGTATTCACTATCCTTGTTAAACATTCTCATCTTCGGCTCGTCTGTGTTGAACATTCCGCTGTTGTAGTCTCCGCTGTTGTAGTCTCCGCTGTTGCGGTCTCCGCTGTTGTAGCCTCCGCTGTTGTAGTCTCCGCTGTTGTTGTCTACGCTGTTG